AAGGGCAAATGGGGGCAGGTTGACTCGATTCCTGCCTGTCCCTGCCCTGTTAAGAATAAGGAGAATAATGAGAAAATTATGTAAATCCTGCAAGGTTGAGAAGTCAGAGGCAGAATTTATTAAACAAGGAATGTACCGCCACCCCCAATGCGATGACTGTCGCAGGGCATATATGCGAGAGAGACACCACAAGAGACAGGCGATGCGGAGAACTGGGATAATGTATAATGGTTAATGTCAACCGTAAGGGTAAAAACTATGAGAGAAAAATTGCCAATTATATTAATGATGTTTTAGATACCAATTTAAGAAGAACCCCTCAATCTGGGGGTATGGAATTTAAGGGTGATATATTAGAAATAAACCCTGACTCTACAATGTACCCCTATCACATAGAACTCAAGAACCACAAGGCTCTACATATCCCGCAATGGTGGGGACAATGTATATCTGATTGCCCACCTGCTAAGACACCCATATTGGGATTCAATCTGAAAGGTGAGGATATGGTGGTAATGAGATTAAATGATTGGCTTGGCTATCATATTGAACCATAAACAATCCTTTAATAACAGGGGGGGTGGTTATCTTGCAGAAGGTAAGGCAGAGGCATATTATAAAAAAAGGGGAATGACAATGTTACGGGTTGGCTTGGATGCAATATACTCTGGAATATCTTTAAAGAGGTGGGTCAAAATACCACCAAAAATTAGAAATCTGCCTGACTATCTTTTAATCAATAGTGAATGTTATTTTCTGGAAGTTAAGGGTTGTAGTGAAACTGTTAAGTTTAAGGTAGACGATTTAAATAATTACAGTTATTGGAATGATGTTTGTCCTGTGGTGATGTTTGTGTATTCTTCTCTCTTTAATACTTGTTATCGGTTTACCTATGCCCGATTACAGGAAACGGTTGATTATGGTGTAAAACAGGGCAGATATGAGGACAATGGTAAGATGTATTATGAAATCCCTGTAAAGGATTTATCCCTAATAGGATATTATGAAAATTTAAACGATTTGGGTTATACCAAAGAGGCAGTCGGATAAACGGGGGTGTGCCAATCCATAATGCACCCCCGAATAATTAAGGAGAATAAATGGAATTAGTGCGGAATAATAAGGGACAATTCACCGCAGGGAATCAAGAAGGCAATCGTTCTGGCAGACCTCACAAAATTAAGTATATTCCCTGTATTTTCTGTAAGGTCAAGCCTGTGAAGAATAAGGTATATCTAATGAACGCAAAAAATACAAATTATTATAAAATTGGCATAACTTCCGATGTTAAAAAAAGATTAAGTACTATACAGTGTGGAAATCCGAATGAAATAATTTGTATAAAAAGTGTTGATGGTGAAATAGATGCAGAAAAACAATTACACGATAGATTTAAAAATTTCAAATTAAGGGGAGAGTGGTTTACATTTGAAGAAAATGAATTAAAATATGTAATGGAATTTATGGAAGGTGTAGACAAAGACAATAACCCACTCAACACAGCAGATGAATGAAATTGATTGGGAAGGTATTGCAAGGAGGCTATTGGCTGAAAATCAAGAAAAAGACAAGGAGATTGATGTACTCACAAGAATGTTACGATGTACCCTCCCAGACCTTAAAATTATCAAGGGTTAGCGTATATCTGGGACTTGCCCTGTATTCAATAACCTTCTGGGTGTTTGTTGTTTGGGTGGCTTTGTAAGGCAAATTGGAAAGAGACGATTTATATGTGAGAGTTGTGGTAAAAATACCAACTCTGAAATGTATAGTTTCCAAAATCCGCAATATATACCAGACCATAAGCCAAAGATTTGGAAAGAAGTTTGTATTAAATGCCTCAAAAGGGAAATCGGGAGAAACAGTTATAAACGATTTAGAATGGAGTCGGGAACTTGATTTCGTTTATATCAATATGAAGACGGGGGAAAGACGATTAAAATAAGGATGTAAGATGAAAACAAGAAAGCAAACTCCTCTCGTATTATTAGACAAGGATAATGAAAAAGAACTTAGAAGTGTACGCTTAGTTAAGCAGGTGCCATTCTATCCATTTAGAAACCCTGACGAAATTACAATCCGTAATATGGGCATCCGAATGGCTATGGATACAATGCACCGCCTGACAGATTTGTATGAAATTAAAATTCCCTATGGAATTAAAATAAAAATGACCCAAGATTGGTTTAATACCTCGCCCCAAAACATCGAAAGAATAATCACAGACAATACCGACAAATAACCTTACTGAAAAGTAAGTAATATGATATACTTCCCTCGTCTTAATCTCTCTTAAACTTAGAGAGGGATTACCCCCTGTTTGAACTATTATCTGAACTTAACACCAAAAGAGAAACTTTAGAACTCGCAATCACCGAAATGAAAAGGCGAGGCAGGTCTAAAGCACAAGCAGAGAGGGACTATCGTGTTTCATTGGCAGTAGAGATACTCAAGGAACGTGATAAGAATACCCCTGTCACAATCATTAATGATATATGTAGAGGAAACAGAGCCATCGCAACCCTTAAAATGGAAAGAGATATTGCTGACACCCTGTATGATACTTGCCTTCAGAAGATTTACCAATCCAAATTAGAAATCAACATCATTGAAAACCAGATGAGTGCAGAGAGGAAAGGTCTATGATTAAACTTATCGTACTTTCCGTACTGCTTAATCCCGAATTTTCAGAATTCCTCCTCTTGGGAATCCCGAATTCGGAATTACAGTTAGAGCGTAGGCGTGGCGGTAAGGGTGGCAAGAAGCGTAAGCGAGGCGGGAGTGGGTTAAGATAATGGCAAGACCAAAGAAGTACGACATTGACCCAAAAGAGGTTGGGAAACTTGCAGGATATGGGTGTTCACAAAGGGATATCGCAGACTTTTATGGTTGTGATGAGTCTTTAATATCCAAAAATTATTCAAGTATTTTCACAAAAGCAAGAGCAGAAATGAAAAATGGTTTAAGAAGGAAGCAGGTTAAGGTTGCTATGGGTGGCAATGTGACAATGTTGATATGGCTTGGTAAACAGATATTAGGACAAAGAGAAAAGGCAGATGTACAATGGGAGAACCCAATAGGTGATGTAGAATTTATAGATGTATAATTTAAGATTCAACGAGAGTGATTACTTCCCTCACCAATGGGCATTCTTAACATCTAAAAAAACTATAAATGGATTAGTAGGAGGGTTTGGAAGTGGTAAAACCTATGTGTTCATTAGAAAGACCTTATCCAACCTATTCACAAGGAAAACTGCATCGGGACTTTCAAATGGGTGGATTGTATATCCCACTTATGATTTAGCGGATGAACTCTTTGTCAATCCCTTTACTGAATTGCTTGAGAGTGTCGGCTGTCCTTTTGATTATAATATTGCCAAGCACAGGTTTACAACCCCTGCTGGGAATATAAAGGTGTATCAGTTACAGAAGGCTCAAAGAATTATCGGTGCAGAACTCACTTACATTGGATTTGATGAGTTTGATGTGGAGAGTTATAAGAACTGTGACACCGCCTTTAAGAAGGCTATTGGTCGTATGCGAGGCTCAGAGAACTGTGAGATATACATAGTCACATCGCCAGAGGGGTATCATTACACTTGGAAGATTTTTGTAGATGATGACAATGATGACAGGTTCTTTGTAAGGGGAAAGACAACAGACAACACTTACTTGCCCGATAGTTATGTAAAATTATTAGAGGCAAATTATGATTCTCGAATGTTGCAAGGGTATCGTGATGGAATTTTTATCAACTTTCAACAAGGGCAAACATATTACTGTTTTAATAGGGAAGATAATGTCAAAGAAAACAAATACAATCCAACTCTACCAATACGAATTGGCAACGACCAGAACGTTGACCCGATGTGTTCGGTTCTATGGCAGAAATATGACACCAATCCCAAAGTTCGAGTCTTTGACGAAGTGGTCATACGACATAGCGGAGGCAACGAATTGATGACTGAGAGAATGTGTAATGAGATAAAGGCACGGTATCCCAATAAAGAATATATGATGTATCCAGACGCCAGTTCACTTCAGAGAAGAACTTCAAGCAGAAGAACAGATTTCCAGATTATGAAAGACAGTGGTATGAATATAATAATGGACAGAAGGAATCCGATGGTGGTTGACAGGGTTAATTGTGTCAACAAAGCGATGGAGAGTTTAATCATTGACCCATCCTGCAAGGTTATGATTCGGGATTTAGAACAGGTGGTAAACAAAGAGGGGACAAGAGATATTGACAAAACTAACAAGGAACTTACCCATATAAGCGATGCCTTAGGCTATTCGCTTGTCAAGGTGTTCCCCTTACATAATGTTAACATAAAGGCGATGCAAAGATGAGTTATGGCAAACAGATGATATTACAATCCCGATTCTCCGCACAACAGAATGACAAGGATGATTGGCTACGGGCAAGACTTGATGCTC